GTGTTAAACTAAACACAACTGCATCTTTTTTCTTACGGAACTGAATACAATTTCCTACAATATAAACATTTAGAGGTCCACCATACTTTTCAATTAGTTCATCTTCGTCTATAGGATGTAAAACTATTTGTTGACTGTCTGGAATCTTAATTTTATATCCCCATATAAGCGGCCACCAATGTAGAGGATTTTTCCTTTGCATAAACTCCATCATCATCATGTACATGAACAAAGGTATAATGGTAAATGGTTCCGCCCACCATACCATAAAATTAAATGTAAAGGCATCAATTAGATGTATTATTCCCCACCATAATCCAATAACTCCTGCCACTATACCTAGTACGACAAGACCGTCTTCGTCGCTGTCTATATCATAAGAGTGTGAACTTTGGAAGGTATAAATTGCTGGGTTATTCTTTAGAACATTGTGTTTCTTGTTCTTTTTCTGCGATGTTTTTAATAAAACTAATGACATAACGGCCCATATTAAAGATATTTATAGTTTGGCCATAGACTTTTAATATAATTCTGTTATAATATGAGTTAAATACCATTATGCAAAACAAAACTCGTAGCATATTAGAAGAACTTACATCTGTTAACAAGACACAGGATAAAGAAAATCTGGTTTTAAGCAGAGCAAGTCACATAATTGATTCATCTATTAATCTATTTGGTTATATACGAGAGAATTTTGATCAAGAAACAGCATATAAATTAGAAAAAAAGTTTCTTACAGCAGTGAAACAGATGGACCCAACAAAATTCAATAACGGTGTTTCAAGAATAAAAGAACTTAAAAGAATTAAAGAATCATTAGTCATTAAAGAGGGTGAATACAGAGAAGAGGATGAGTAATGTTAATAGAAGACGTCCTTAACGAGTTTAAGAGAACACATTTAGAACACATCGAAGATCTTGTAATAACAAACGGATTTGAAGGCGGTAAGTCTGTTGTAGAGTATTTCAAAGGTTTACTTGTAACTTTACAAGGCACATCATCAGAGGCAGTATCAGTATCAGTCAAATGGGACGGTGCACCTGCTGTGGTGTGTGGTACTAATCCAGATAATGGAAAGTTCTTTGTAGGAACAAAATCAGTGTTCGCCAAAGGTGCAAAGATTAATTACACTAAAAAAGATATTGCAAGAAATCACGGCACTGATGATCTAGGACAAAAATTATTAAAGTGCCTTGTACATCTACAAAAATTAAACATTCAAGGAGTGGTACAAGGAGACTTACTGTTCACTGACAATGACATCACAAGAAAAAATATCAAAGGCAAACCACACATAACATTTACACCAAACACAATAACGTATGCAGTTGAAGAACAATCTGATCTAGGCAAACAGATCGACGCCGCAAAGTTAGGCATAATATTCCATACGACTTATGTTGGAGAAACACTGGCGGACATGAATGCAACAGGAGGAGCAGATGTAAGTTCATTTGCACGAGATCCTGATGTGTTTTTTGATAATGCAACTTACAAAGATGTGTCTGGATCTGCAAAATTTACATCAAAGGAAACATCACAGTTCATGAACGGTATTGATAAATTAGAATCCTTGTTATCAAATGTTCCGAGAAACCTTACTGATCAACTAGGACAGAACAATGACTTTGTTGGATACTTTCAAATGTATATTAATGCAATGGTCAAAGATGGACAGTTACCAACTAACATTAACGAATACCTAAGAGGATTCAAAGAATTTTATAATGCCAGAATGCAACAACAAATTGCAGGACTAAAGGCACAAAAGGCTCTTGCATTAAGACAAGACAAAATGAAACAGATGCCACAGTTCCTTGCTAGAGTTAGAAAACCTCTACAAGCCATGCTAACATTCTATAAAGCAGTGCAAACAATGAAAGCATTTGTATTGAATAAAATGAATCAAGCAATGGCTATAGGATCATTTGCACAAACCGATAACGGATTAGAAGTTACTGACCCAGAAGGTTTTGTTGCAGTAGACAAGTCAGGAAATGCTGTAAAACTTGTAGATAGATTAGGATTCTCTAGAAGAAATCTAACTGCCATCAAAAAGTTTGGCAAATAAATATTACTATGAAAACACCGTTTTTAAAATACGTAGCAGAAGGCAGAGTAGTTAGACGACCCGGCGATCTTGCAAGATATACATTCCAAGAAATATGTGAAAAAATATACATTAGTTTCTTAAGTTTATCATTATTGAAACGTTTCTCTCAAACAAAAAACTGGGCAAGACAATATGCTCGTGAAACAATGACCTATGGTGGGTTTGATAAAGTAAGATACTCAGCAAACGATCTTCATAATATGTTAGCAGTTGTAGATGGTGACCCTGCTATTACATTAAAATTATCAAATAAGAATTCTGCTCAGGCTTTGAGACAAAGGCAAAGTGTTCCAACTTTGGTTGTAAAAAGATACCTTAGACTAATGAACGACGACTATACTTTTTTGACTGCAATGGAAACCGGACTTGGAATAAAGAATACAGATTATAAAAATTTACGTAGAGCAATAGCAGATTTTGAATCTTTAGATACAAGAAGAAAAAAAATTACAGTTACAAGGTTGCTTCAGGCTGTTAGAGCAAAACTGTCAGGCACAGATATTTCTAGAAAAGTTGAAGAATTTTCTAAAAAACAAAACTTTGAATTAGATAATGTACTTGATGCTGAACTAGAAACAGATACAAAATCTATGTCTGGTGATGAGTTAAATGCCTATAGAATGCTTGTAGGACCTTCAAATATTAGAAGAGCAAAAATGGCTGTAGAACTTGCTAAGGATGGAAAATCTCTTCCAGCAAACGTGGTGAGTGCTTATGTTCCAATAATGAAAATGATAGACGAAATTGCAAACGGTGGCTTTGGTTTTGTAAGATTATTACTTTCTATACATGAAAGAGCCAAAAAGAACCAAAAACGGTAATATATCCACAAAATTTACCAATCAATTTACTAAATACTAGCAACGTGTCATCGGAGCGATGACGCAGTCATGTAAATCAGATAAAGAAGGAGGATATTACAATGGCAGGTTTAACATCAACTAAAGCGGCAAGAAACAGCAATGGTTTAGGTCCAAAAACTAGAATCATCAATCTTGCTAAATCAAATATGACGCAAGACGAATTAGATGCGGCATTAAGATATCTAGCGGCAGGTGACGTAGCAGGAACAAACGATGCACATACAGTTGCAGGTGTTTCTTGTTTAACAGAGTCAGGTGTATTCACACCAGGAACAACTGACGATGTTCAAGTTGCAATCCAAGGAACAGGCGCATTTACGGCAGGTTCAAACTTTGGTATTGGTTCAACTGGAATCACTTCATCGTTATTAGCAGATTTCGACAAAAGCATCTAATTAATTAGATAAGTCGAATAAAAAATATTCAGAAGGGCAGGCAAGAAATTGTTTGCCCTTTTGTCTTGAGTGTTAAGTAGTAATAATGTCAATATATTGTGTACAAACCCTAGTAGATGTATCAGATAATGGAAACTTAAACAAAGCATTTCCGTTCACAACAAAGAGTGGCTATCTTGTACATGACAAAGAGTCACTGGCTCTTGCAAAAAATCAACAACAAAATTTTAATACACTTGTTCAATCGCTACAACTTAGGGCAAACATTAATTGGAAACAACATCCAGTCATAACCAATATTGTAACAGGCAATACTAGATTTGGTAAAGTATACGAAGGCAAACATAAGGTATGGACCTTCATATTTTTTACTGATCAAAACGATGTTTATCAGGATAGTGATGGAGCCACAGGTGCAGTGGAAAAGGACCTAGACTTGATACCTGTATTATCATTCTGTAAGGAGACTGCTACCTTTCCTAAAAATGCTTTCCTAACGCAGGACGATGACATAAGAAATACATTCATATTAAAGGTCAAAGAGGACGAAGAGGATTTGAATGCCAGAGATATCGTCCAAGAAGTGTTATCTGAATACGATAACTAAAAAAGACATACATTATCATTTACACTATCTCCGATAAATATCATTGATTAAGGCACACTTAGGCAACATTAACACACTAATAGGCATTCTAGGCAATGACACAGGCACAATTCCAGGCTCTACACAACCATCTAACCGATGTTAAAAAGGAATTGAGATTTATGAGTACAGACTTAGAAAAACAAAATTTAGAAGCACACGTTGACCTATGTGCTGAAAGATATAAAGGTTTACACGACAGACTATCTGCGATTGAAACAACCTTAAATCATATCAATGAAGATATGAAAACAGGACAAAAATCTCATTCAAAAACTATTATCGCAACAGCAGGCACAGTCATAGCAGGATTACTATCAACAGTGGTGGTTATCCTTATGAAAATGCCAGGCTAGTATAACTAATTTAAATTACCAATTTTATGTTTATTAATATTTCCGCAAAGGTGCGAGTATGGATTTCAGAGAACCAATTACAGTTCCTCAATAAGTACTCACAGAAACCGTATTTTAGGCAAAGCGAACTTCCGGCAGAAGAAGTTCAAATTGCAAAAGTTCTAGCAGATAAAAGTATTCTTGTAAGGAAAAAACTTACAACCGATACCCAATTTGCTGTAAATAAAACTATACGGATATCGCACCATGGCAATAAAAAATAGATATGAACTGGTAAAGCAGATTGAAGCATATGGCCTCAAATCTAAACTTGCGAATCTGGCAAAAAAGGACGAGCAACGCAGACCTTTTCGGCATCTACCTAAGCAATTTTCTAAAGGCATTCTAATAGGTAATATTGCTATTGTTCCAAAACGTTCTGATGGTACAAGATATATCTATGTTATTGCAGATATGGTCAAAGCAACTATCATATACGATGACATTCATCTAAAGCAAACTGCAATTCTTGTTGCTCATAATCTTGCTGATGGTAAGGGAGAGCCAACGCAGGTACTTAAATTAGACGAGCAATTTGCATCACATCTATTTGCTATTACTAATTCTAAAAGAATGTATAAAATGGCTAAAAAAGAAAAAAATGAGGTGGGTATGGAAATACAAACACAAAAATTTGAAGATGCAAACCGCCTAGCGGACGAATACAAGCAGAAAATTATGGATATATTCACCCAAACCTTTTCTGCATAATGTAGTTTTAGTTCATAAATATATCATATGCACAGCAACGAACTTACAAAACCGATTACTACTGAATCACTTTTAAGCCAGTTTGAATCAAGATTCAATCAAACAATGGACTTGAGCAAATTCACAAAAGAAGAATTAGAAGATACTGCAAATAAAGTTAGAACTAGAATCCACAACATTACACAAAACGAACACTTCGGTCATGAACTTAAAAATCATGATTATCAAAAGAGTCAAATGATGTTGGACATTGTAAATCAAGCAATAAAAGAATATGATAATATGGATAAAGGAAATCCTATTCTTGCAAAAGCAACAGATCCAATTAAAGCAAAACTTAAAAAAGGACAAGCATTAAGTCCAGATGAAAGAACAGCGGCTTCAAAACTTATGGCAAGTAAAGAAGTAAAAGAAGGCGTAGAAGAACAATCAGAATTAATATTAGCGGCAAAAGACATGATGGATAAAGTTACATCTTTCTTAGAAGATCTAGCATCAATGAAAACTGAAGGTATGTTAGAACTTGCTGACAGAATTAGAGACGAAATGGGAGCAGAAAAGGCAGATGCTTTCCTACAAAAAATCCAACCTGCTATCGAACAAGCAGAAGCAACACTTGGTACAACAAGACAAGAACTTGATAACGGTGTGAGAATATTAACAGGTGAGGAAGTTGCTTCAGAACCTATGGGATCAGATGATACAATGAACACTGATTCAGAAACAGGACTCGATGATTTAGAAGGACCAGATGCAGAAGTATCAGATGAGTTTGGTGCCACAGATGCAGAAGCAGGCGGAACTGAACCCGAAGGTAGAGAACAAAGAGAATCAAAAGAAGTTTTCGAACAATCAAATAGACTATTCAGTAAATTAGCGGGGAAGTAAACCCGATGAGATTCCTAGAATTTCAAAATTCCAATAAACAATTATTAAGTGCTTTAATGAATACTCTTAATCAATTAAGAGGTGAAGCAAACGAAAAAGACCAATCATCTCAAATTAGTTTTGATGCAGTAACAAGTATCATGAAGAATACAGGATTCCCAACTTTCAATTACGACTTATTCAAACAGATGTATGACCAAGGCGACGAACTTAAAAAAGTTGTCAAAGATTTTGATAGAGAAAAAATTGTTATACAAACTGAAAAAGATGCAGAAACTGATCCCGAAATGGATTTTGATAACCAAGGCAGTACAGACGTTGTCAAAAAGATGGCCAAGTCTGCTATGAATAGACGTAAGTAATTGATAGATTTAGTAACTCTCCTAACAGTCATACATGAATGCAACATCCTAGCAGGACAAATGCTTTTACCATATGACATCGCAAGTAATTGCAGTTGGCATTATGAATATACTCTTAAGGAATACTTTAACGGAAACTATGACAATTATAGAATAATGTATGAAGAGTTCGTGAGAATGTATGACGCAGGAGAAATACCAACACCTAATTAAGGTTGCAGAAAACTGTATATTCAAATATACTAACAAAGTGAAAATATCAGAAGACGTGTTAAAAAGTAAAGGTATCCGTTATGTTCAAAAATATCCTTACGGCGAAATAAACAGAACCACAAAAAATAAAAAGAGACATTACGAAACTCCTGATGGTAGAACTGTGCCTTCTGTTACCACAGTTTTGTCTGCCACAAAAGACATGACACATTTACACGCCTGGAGGAAAAGGATAGGAGAACAAAAAGCACAACAAATTACAACTGAAAGTGCAAACATAGGAACAGTCATGCACAGAAGTTTAGAGAAGCACGTCAAAGGAGAGGATCGAACTCCAGGCTCAAATTTAATACAACAAAAAGCATACAAGATGGCAAATGTAATAATAGATAATGGATTAAAGGACGTGTCAGAAGTTTGGGGATCTGAAGTAAATTTGTATTATCCAGAATTGTACGCAGGCACTACTGACCTTGTTGGAGTATTCAAAGGACAACCTGCAATAATGGATTTCAAACAGGCTCGTAAATTAAAGAAAAAAGAATGGGTAGAAGATTATTTTTTACAATTAGTTGCCTATTCAGAAGCACATAACATTCAATACGGCACAAGCATAAACACAGGTAAAATCTTTATATGCACACAAAACAATGAATACCAAACATTTGAAATAGACAATTACGACCATTGGGTTGGACAATGGTATGCTAAATTGGAACAATACTACAAGGCAATCCTTTAATAAATAACACTACAAAGGAAATTATATGCCAATAGTACAGATATCTAGAATACAACACAGACGTGGAAAAGCAACAGATTTGCCACAATTAGCGGCTGGTGAATTGGGTTGGGTAATTGACGATCAAAAATTATACATAGGTAACGGAACATTGGCGGACGGTGCTCCTAATATAGGAAACACTGAAATTGTTACAACAGGTTCATCTGCATTTGGTGCCGCTTTAAAATATCTATATCACGGTTACTTAGGTGATCCAGGACTATCCGGAGAGGCTACACAGAGAACATTACAAACAAAATTAGACGAAAGAGTGTCAGTCAAAGACTTTGGTGCAAAAGGAGATGGTTCAACTGACGATGTCCTAGCAATAAACAAAGCATTAGAAAAACTTTATAGACACACAGATAAAACCGATGTCAGATCAAGAAGAATATTATTCTTTCCTGCAGGACAATATAACATTACTGCTGAAATAAAAATTCCGCCATATGCACATTTAGTTGGTGAAGGACAAGACAAAACTATATTACACAGAACAGGGTCTGGAGATAATCTTGCAGTGACAGTCGATAACGCAGGACAAGGACACGGAAGTATAGGAAATAGCAGTGCGGTAACTCCGAGAAATATTTCTTTAGAAGGAATTACTTTCAGACAGATGACAGCAAAGGTAGGATTATCTATTGATAGTACAACAAATTTATATGCACGAAATTGTAAATGGCAAGGAACGTATGCATCAGGTGGAGCAGATGCATCTGGATCTAAAGCGATCACAAATAGATCAACAACAGCACTTACATCTGAACATATTGTTTTTGACCAATGCACATTTACAAAGTATGCAAGGCTTGTAGATCTATCTCATGACATTACATCAGTTAGATTTAGAGATTGTAAATTTTCAACTGCATTCTATGGTGCAAGATTAGGACAAACAACAAACGGATCTTCTAATGGTTTAATAACAGGTCCTAGAAATATACAATTTTTAAATTCAAATTGGAGCGACATCGGACAAAACGCAATCAGTGTACTTGACAACGGAAGTATTAAAAATATTGTAAGTTTTGGAAACTGGTATGCTAAAACAGTAGGAAATAATTTTGAAGGTGTTGGCTCGATTAGAGAAGTACCTGTTGTAGAGTATAATGCCGACGAGTGTGAGAGTATTGCAGACTATTTTGAAAGAACTGATTTAAGACGTACTGACAATAGTTCAGAACTTAACATAGCACCTGAAGTACAAGGAATTGGTAAACAGGTTAAGGCAGTCAAACAGATTTCGTTAGTAAACAACCAATCATCGGCCACCACTACTACTTTAGAATTTCCAGCAGGATCTACTTCTCTTGGAAAATCGATTGTGTTGAATTACAAAATCGAAAGAGGTTCAAACTTTAGAGTTGGTACATTTACAATTTGTGCCTCATCAGCCGGAGTGCAATTCGACGACAACTTTACTGAAAGTGCATCTGACGTTGGTGTTGAACTTACGGCAACAATTGGAAGAGACGATTCTACATCACTTGATAAAACGGTTATTGTAAAATACACTACTACCAATACTGGTGCGGCGGCAAAGATGGATGTAGAAGTTGAGACTTTGGTTTAACTTGTAATAAAATTGTAGGTTGTACACAAATTATTATATACAACTATAATTAATCAGTAGACAAACATAAATTAATCTTTTATAATCTTAAAACAGTTAAAAAATGTAAAACGACGTCAAGGTTTTATATATAATGGAGAATTGAAAATTACGATAAATATGACTTTAACAACAACACAAAAAAATTTACAGACACCAGGAATAAAAAGTAAAAGAGTAATGAACACTACGAATAACGCAAATTTGAAAGTTTTAAAACGTAGTGGAAAGACCGAGAGCCTAGACATCAACAAAATACATTTTGTAGTAGAAGAAGCCTGTGAAGGTCTTTCGGGTGTCTCATCTTCACAAATAGAAATGAATGCTAACATACAGTTTTATGATGGCATGACGACTAAAGATATTCAAAATGTTTTAGTACGTTCTGCAAATGATTTAATTAGTTTGGAAACGCCAAACTATCAGTATGCCGCGGCAAGACTTTTGTCTTATGATGTAAGAAAAGAAGCACACGGACAATATGAATATTTGCCATTGCTTAAACTAATAGTTAGAAATATTAGACTAGGTGTTTACGACAAAGGCATAGTAGAAAATTATACTTCAACTGAAATTAAAAAACTTAATACTTGGATTAAAAGAGACAGAGATTTAAACTTTACATATGCAGGTCTAAGACAGGTTGTAGACAAATATCTTGTACAAGATAGATCATCGGGTAAACTGTATGAGACTCCACAAGATATGTACATGATGATTGCGGCAACATTGTTTGCTGACTATCCTAAGAAAAATAGAATGTCTTATATAAAAAAATACTACGATGCAATCTCATTACACAAAATTAATATTCCAACTCCGGTTATGTCAGGAGTGAGAACTCCTATCAGACAATTTGCTTCTTGCGTTCTAGTAGACAGTGATGACTCACTGCCTAGTATCTTTTCAAGTGATATGGCGATAGGTTTATATGTTGCCAGAAGAGCAGGTATAGGAATCAATGCAGGACGTATCAGAGGTATCAACTCAAAAATAAGAGGTGGAGAAGTTGCACACACAGGAGTCATTCCGTTCCTAAAAAAATTCGAATCCACTGTGAGATGTTGCACACAGAATGGTGTGCGTGGT